CTAATGTGTTAGCGAAATCCCCAAACGCGCCATACCTATCTGTTCGTTTATTAGCAAAGTCATTGAAATGGACGATCCGGCTGCTTGCAGAGCATTAACGGCGGCCTGCGTCGCTGATATCATTGGGTTGGAATGCTGGCTATGCAGCGCCTGCACACGCTTCCGAAACTCAGCAGCGGCCCGGAAGGTCGGCAGTAGATGGACGCGGTGCTGATCGATCTTGGCCGCCATCGCCTCGGCCCGAGACCGTTCGTCGGCGGCAGCGATACGGTCAGCTTCCGCCTCCTCGTTCAGCGCGGCGGCAGCCTGCATGGCACGCGTGGTTGCTGCGGCCTCTACCTTCTGGCTGGCCATGTCCTGCTGCAGTTCATCTTTCATCGCGCGCAGATCAGCCAGCTGCTGGCAGGCTACAGCACGATCGGCAGCTAGGCGGCGCTCGTCGTCGGCAACGCGTGCAGCATGGGCGGCCTTGGCTTTGTCGAGGGCTTCACGCTCCTCGTCCAGCTTCCGGCGATCGGCGGCCGTCGCTGCTGCTGACTGCGTCAGGCGATCGAAGCCGATCACAAGCGCATCCCGGTCCCGCATGTTCTGTTGCTGATCTGCTGCCACGGCGACGGCATTCTGCCGCACCGTCTCGCGCGCATCGTCCACGCCACGTTCCTTGGCGGCCAGGCGGGCGAGATAGACGGGCACCGGCTCGTGCTTCCTGCCGCTGCCCTTTGTGCCCCGAATGAGCCCGAACGGTGCCATTGCCGCCGCATAGGCGTCCTGCGCTTCGTCAAACCTGCCGGGACCGGAGATCGTGCGGCCGACCAGATTCCACCGCATCGCGGCCTTGTCACAGTACCGCTTGTCCGACTTCACCTCCAGCGGGAGGACGACAAGATGGATATGCGGCGTCTTCTCGTCGGTGTGCAGAACCATCGAGGCGATGCGGTACGACTCGTACCGCTCTTTGGCCCACTTCACCTGTGCGGCGATCCATTCGGTCAGGCGCTGGGCCTGCTCGTCCGGCGAGCCCTGTTCGAAGAAGGCCGGCGAGGCCGACAGGATTGCCTCATAGGCGATGACGCCGTTCTTGCGCAGATGGTCGGGGTTGAGCTTCACGACGCGGAGCAAGCGCTTCACGTCGCGCTCGAGGTCACCGACCCCGATCAGGTGCTTCGGTGCGGGTGCGTCCGGCATCGCGTGCGCCAGCGGTTTGGTGCGGGCGTTGTGTACGTTGGCAGCGCGGATCGCCTGCCAAGTCTTTAGCGGGCCCTGATGACGGAAGGTGATGATCGCGTACATGGCATCGTCCTCCAAGGTCTGGATGACGAATTGTCCCAAGTCGGCTATTCAAACACAATGATCTTAAGGCTCTGAAATCGAAAACATAATTCTTGATATTTTTGGTTACCTATGAGTCAGATTGGAATTGCATAGCGTATTAGCGAATTGCACGGTCATCTCATCGATTTTGCGCTGGTAACGTGGAGCAGCGGTGGTGTCATTCCTGCTGTACGGTCGGTTGATAACGCCCGCCACCACCATAACCTCCACCACCATATCCGCCCGGCGGCGTCGGTTCGGGCGGATAGGTGCCATCGGGCGAAGCGGTGATTGCCTTCTGCACGACCGCCCAGCCTTGGTTCGCTAAATATTCTAGCGCAGGTGCGGGGGCCGCAACGTATGTCCCTGCGGGCACCGTCGTGATGGACGTCTGGCCGTCATCACCGACCAGCATCTGCTCCACGTCAGCCAATGCGTACACGACAATATAACTCGCCGAATCCGTCAGACCAGTGATCTCACTCGCTGGAAAATCAACGATCCTTCCCGTGTCGAGCGTACCGCGGAATGCCGCGATTGCGATGGTCGATGTAGTGGTGCTTACCGGATAGGCCTCGTCGAAGCCGATCAACTGATATGCTCCACGTGTCGCCACGATGGGTGCGGCGATACCATCCAGATCTGCTGTCGATCGGATCGCCGGGGTCGGAGGTGCCACACCGACTTGGCCGAGCGCGAACGCGTGCTTAGCCGGCGTCTCCCCGCGCATGACGAACCGGACGGTCATGGTGGCGGGGTCGAGCGTACGCTTCAGGATCACACAAGGTTGGGCGATCAGGCCGGCTTCCTTGATGTCGACGATCAGCAGGTCGCCAGGTCCGTATCGGCGCAGCCTCGGCTTGCAGACGATTTCGATATCGCCCAACTCGCGCCGATCGAGCAGTTCGTAGGCGCATAGCTGCGCTGCCTGGTCCTTATGCTGGACCAGGTTGAATTGGCGCTCCTCCCGCTTCACCTCGCCATCCTCGGCAACGTAGCTAGCGATCGTCACCGGTGCGGTGGACTGGACGTATTCCCATTTGTGATCGCGCGACCGGTACTTGGGGATCAGCGTGTTGAGGCGACCTTCCCATCCCTGCATCGCCCCGGTCACGATATCATCGTCAGCCAGATCGGCCTCGGTGATGGTGTCCAGCGCGAGGCGCGGTGCGCTGACCTTCAGCCCCAGCCGCCCGCCGCGGAAGCAGGGTTCCGCGCCGCCGGCCGCTAGAATATCCTTCAGGTTCTGCCACCGCGATGACGCAGCCCCGGTCGCGGGTTCGAAGACCACCCCGCCGACCTTCCAGCCATTGGCGTCGCAGACATTGGCGAGGTGGACGAAGTCCTCGAGGTTCAGGCCGTCCGCAGGGATGCCGACACCAGCGACCTTCACGGCCCGCTGATAGCGGCCATAGGCGTAGGCCAACCCGTGCAGGCCGGGGTTCTCCGACCATGCCCAAGTCGTCTCGTCGTCAATGCGCTGTGGGCCAATGCCGCCTGGATAGGTGCCGTCGAGCCGGGGATCGTAGACCCGCACCCCGCGCCAGATCGCCCCGAGTTGCGGCACACCGCTGGCAAACACCTTGCCCTTACGATCGAACAGCAGCGACCAGCCGATCGCCGCCTTGCCCGACAGCTTGTAGGCGGCGCCCCAATTCGGCGCACCAGCATAGCGCGGCGAAAGGGCGGCACCCTCCGGCACGGCACCCAGCTGACGGCCGGCCCACAGGAAGCCGCCGGCATAGCCCGTCGCTGCGCCGCCTGCGGGTGGAATGCCCAGCGGAGCGAAGTCGGCCAGATAGTCGACGACGCCGTCGACCGGTCCGGCTCCCGAATAGACATCGACGATGAACGCGTAGGGGTTGGGCACCTTATCGAGGGTAGGGCCGTAGCCGTCCTGATACTGGCGCGAGCCACCGTAATAGGTCTCGCCTATCAGGATCGGGGTAGGCTGGTCACCGCCGATCGTGATCCCGCTGACGGAGCCGCGGGCAGGGGGCGTCTTGGCTGTAGCCAGGGCGCCGATATTGGCGATGGCAGCGGCAGCACTGGCATATCCAGCGACCGAACCGGCCGCCAGCGCGGTCGCACCACCAGCCGCGGCAATCGCGCCGACGCCGGTTGCGGCCAACGCGACCAGCCCTGCGACCATGCCTACCGTGCGGAGGGTCTTGGACATACGCTCACCTCTACAGCCGCCACGCGGCTTTGATCTGCGGATGAGCAATCGGCGCGAGCCCGACGGCATCCTGATGATAGCCGATCACCTTGCCGCCGGCGCCGATCACGATCCCGTCAAAGGGCGGCTCGCCCTCCATCAGCCCCAGGTCGCCCACCAACATCGCGGCAGGCGGGATGCGCTCGAACAGGCTGTCGAGCAGTGCCTCAAGCGAGTCGAAACCGGTCGACCGCAGTGCCGTGCGCGCGCCGATTGGCGACCGGAAATCGGGGATCGATGGCGGCCGGTGGCCCATTGCCCGTGCTTGTGCCCGCGCGAGGTGGATGCAGGTCGAGCGGCTTGCCCAATCGAACGGCCGGTCGCGGAACCGGGCGACCACCTTCTCGGTCGCAGCAACGCGGGCGACCAGATCAACCACTGATGCCACTCGCGACGACGCCGCGGGGCGGGGCGGCCACGCCCCATGCGAAGCTGCCGGCCAGACCGGTGGCATTGTCGTGCCCCCGCTCACCGGGAAAGACGCTGCTGTGGAAGGCACTCGACAGGACGTTCCCCTCGTTGCGGGCCAGCAGACGCTGGGCGCGTGTGACGCAACCGATCGCGAGCGATCGCTTGCCCTTGCCGATCGTCAGGGTTGTGCGGTCCACCTGCCAGTCGGCCTGCAGGTCGGGGGTGCCGATGATGGTGCCGGTGGCCTCGTCGACCTCGGCGATCCACAGGCGGATGCGCGACCCCTGATAGCCGGGTCGCGAGATCGTCGCGGCTGCGGCCGTGCTGGCGGGCAGCATCGTCAGCGTGCCGGCGGGAATGACGTCGCCGACGCCTTCCTCCATCGCCTCGAACCCGGCCAGCGTGCCGAACGTATCATCCTCGCTGCGATAGACATCGTCGCCCCAGCGCAGGAAGCCGCCGTCGCAAAGCAGCACGGTGCGACCGGGCAACTCCATCTTCATCAGCCCGACCAGGAGGATGCGGTCCATCAGGCAGCCTCCTCGACGGTGAACTCGATCCCGATGAACTTCTCGATCGAGATCGACCACGCCTGCTCATCGCCATCGACAAGCCCCTCAATCATCGGTCGCACCAGCTTGACGGTGGCACCGTCGGCGAAGTCGTCGCGGATCATCTCCGACAGGGGCAGTGCCGCGCGACCATCGGCGCCAGCGATCACCTCGCCTGCGACGTTGTGAAGGAAGTGCTGGCCGTCAGCGCGGACGACGTTCAGCCAGAAGCCTTCCCGCACGACCATGCCGCGGTACAGGCCACGAATGTTCAGCGACGTGCCCGACTGGCCGGCACCGTCGACCACCGCATCCTGCAACGGCTGCGGGCAGGTCAACGGATACTCGACGCGCAATCCCATGCGCTTCGCCCGGATCAGGCGAGAGACGATGATCCGCCCGCGTGCCGGATCGTAAAACGGCGGAAAGGCGAGGGCGGCACGGTAGCGCGATCCCTGCCGGTCGACGCGGGTGAGCGCCGCGCCCGTGGAGGGCCGCAACACGCCGCCGAAGTCGAGGAACGCTGCCGAGCCGCTATTCGGCACCGCCCATGCCGGGATGTCGATCACCGCCATCAGCCGACCGTCTGCCGCGAACGCATCGCCTGCCCGGTGGCGCTGGCCGCCGCTGTCCGAACCGAGACGTTGCCGGAGATGCCTTCCACCACCGGCTCGAACATTTCACCGCGGCGCACCGCCAGTTGCACCACCGCCGGCTGGGCGCGGCCGCCATTGTCGTTGCCCGGCTTGCGGATATCCACCATCTCACCCTTGGTCAGGCGCATCGACACGACGTTGGCATCGACGCCGGACATGCCGCCGACCCGGAACGAGCCACCGGTGTTGAACTTGGGCAGGTCGATGAGGTCGGTCGACAGCGCGAACTTGGTGTCCGGCCCCGCGATGCCGGTCCGGGCGTTGCCCTTGCCGAACAGCGAACCCAGCGCGGACAGGATGCCACCACCTCCGCTGCCCCCGCCGCCGATGTTCACATTGGCGAACAGCCGCTGGATCAGCGCGGACAGGCTGTTGAGCGCTTCCTCCATCCCCTTGGCGACGCGATCCTTCCAGAAGTTCTTGAAGAAATCGCCGAAGTTGCCGCCCATCGCCGCGCGCATGCCGTCGCGGAAGGTCGACCGGAACGTACCGGTCAGGCGAGCCTTGTCTTCCTCCTGCCACTCACCAGTCGCCTGCCCCAGTGCGGCGCCGGCCGACATGCCCTGCGCTTCGAGGTCACGGGCGCGCTGCCGGATATCGATCACCCGGCGGAGGCGGCGCACCTCCTCCTCGCTGTCGCCGCGCGCTTCGGCGAGGCGGACGGCGCGGTCGGCGGCATCGTCCTCGAACCAGCGCTGCCGCACGGCGACGCGGGCGGTATCGACCTTGACCTGATCGGCCTCCGCCAACCGGGTAGCTTCCGCCAGGCTCTTGGTCTGCTCGTAGTAGAACGCGATCCGGCGCTTCAGTTCGACCTGCCGTTCGAGGCTGGCTTCGGCCTGACGATCGGTGCCGAGGCGGGCGACGTCGAGCGCGACGGCCTGCTGCTCGTCGGCGATCTCGCGCGCCACCGCCGCTGCCCGGCCTGCCTGGATCGTCGCCATGTCACGCTCGGCCGCAGCCCGCGCCTTGTCGAGGCTCAGGCCGGTGCGCTGATACGCCTCGATCTGCTTCGACAGTGCGAGACGGTCCTGGATGCGCTGCTCTGCTTCCTTGTCGCCGCGGGCGCGGGCGGCATCCAGTTCGGCATCGATCCTCAGTTGATCGCGATTGCCGGTGTCATAGGTAACGTCCCGCCCCTTGCCCGCTCCACGGCGTTTGCGAGACTTGCCATCGTCGAAGTTGACGACCCGGGTGCCGCGGTCGGCCGGGGGGGCGGCAACCGGCTTGGGCTTGGCAGGCGCAGTCGGGGTGGCATCCGCTACCACGCCACCGAGTCCGAGGCGCTCCTTTAAGGCGCCGTATTTGTCGCCGATCCACTTCGCGGCATTGCCGATCCAGGTCATCAGCCCGCCGAACTTGTCGACCAGCCAGCCCTTTACGCCTTCATAGACGCCCTTGGCCGCGGTCACGACGTTGGGAAAGGCACCGGTAACGAAGTTGACCGCGCCGGCGATGATGCCGCCGAACGACTCAGCGATCGAGGCAAAGCCATCGACCAGGAAAGCGCGAGCCGCCTCATATGCCAGCTTCAGCGGCAGGGTCAGGTCGGGCAGCAGGATCGACACGATGTCGACGATCGCGCGGCAGACCGCATCGACCGCATTCTGCGCCTCGGTGAACGCGCCGACGAAGTCGCCCGACAGCAGCGCGCCGATCGCTTGCACGACCGAGCCCACCGCCTCGACAATCCCGGTGATCGCGCGGACCCCGATCTGGATGACCTGCACCAGCGCGATACCGAACATCTCGGTCATGGCGCCGATGAAGGTGCCGGCGACATCCATGACCGTCTTGATGACGGTGACGAGGTTGCCAAAGCCCGAGCCGATCGGGCCGTTGACGACCGACGAGACGACCTTGCCGACTTGTTCGAACAGCGCCGAAAACGCCGGACCCAGCGTTCGCTGCGCCACGTCCCAGACCACCGACAACGCTGAGGCGATGCTATCCTTGAACAGGAGCAGCGCGCCGATCGCCCAGCCGACCGGACCGGTCAGACCAAGGATGGCGCGGCCAATCGCGCCGAGGCCGACGCTGAGGGCGCGGGCGGCCCCGAACTCCAGCAGCATGGCCGCAATGGTCTGGAACGGGGCGACGATCAGTGACACCGCCCGCCCGAGGATACCGAACGACGAGGCAAGCCGGACCGCGACGTATTTTGCCACCGTGCCGAGCGCGATGATGAGCGGGCCGGTCGCGGCAGCGACGACACCGAGGGCGACGCCGACCTTCACCAGCGCCGGGCTATTCGCCATCGTCTCCAACATGCCTGCGAACGCGTTCTTCACCGAGGTGATCGCAGCCGTCAGGCCCGCCTCGCCGATCGCGATCTTCAGGCTTTCAAAAGCGTTGGCCATGCGGGTCGTAGCTGCTGCTTCGCCCTCCAGGCGCTTGGCGATCTTGCCGCCAACGTCACCCCCGGCGATCTCGCGCTGAAGATCGACGATCCCCTGACGGCCCTTTTCCATGAGCCCGATCGCGGTGCGCGCGGCATCGGACCCGAAGATGGTCTTCAGCGCGTCGGTCTTCGACTTGTCAGACAGGCCAGCGAACGCCTTGCGCAACACCTCGGCCTGCTCGGCGAGTGGTTTCATGCGGCCGGTACGGATGTCGAAGAACTCGATGCCGAGCTTCTTCATCGCGGTTTCCGCCTCCTTCGAGACGGGCACCAGACTCTGGATGTACGTCTTGAACGACGTGCCGGCATCTGAGCCGCTGGAGAACTGTGTGCTGGTCGCGGCGATCGACGTGGCGAAATCGGCGAAGCTGACGCCAGCCGATGCGGCCACGCCGCCGCCCTGCGCCAGCGCCTGCTGGAAGTCGAGGAATCCGAACTTCGACGCGTCGAGCGCGCCGACGACATTGCCGACGACCGTGGGCAACTGCGCGGCCGTCACCTTGAACTGACCCATGGTGTCGGTGACCAGTGCGGCAGCATCCGCAACCGGTGCCGCGCCGGCCGCGGCGAGGTCGAGCGACGCCTTCAGCCCTCCGCCGAGGATATCAGCGGTCGATACGCCGGCCAGCCCCAGCGCCTCGATGCCATCGGCGGCTTCGGTCGCGCCCTTGCCAACGCGCGGACCAAGGTCGCGCGCCTGATCAGACAGCGCCTTCAATTCCTTGCCGGTCACACCCTTCAGCGCCGCCTCAACGCGCTTCATCGAAGCCTCGAAACCGCTGGCAGTACGGTTGGACGTCACGGCCAGGGCGGCGAGCGGGGCGGTGATGCCGATCGTCAGCCCGGTGCCGAACTGCTGCATCTTGCTGGCGACCGTATCGAGCGTCCGGCCGATCTCGATGAACGCGCTGCGGAGCCCGGCAAGGTCGCCGCGGGCCCGGGTGACAGCCGGACTCCAGTCGCTGGCGTCCAGAACGAGGACGCCGCGAAGGGCGCCGATAACTGCATCGCTCATACGCCCTCCTTTGGTTCGGGGCCGGCGATGGCCGACCACATCCGTGCCATCGTCAGCAGTTGATCAGGCCCCAGCGCCTTGCGGCGGGGCTCGCGCTTCTTCTTGGCGAGGACGTCTTTCAGCGCCGGCATGCGCTTGGCGCGGTGCAGGGCGGCCGTATTCCACGCCAGCGTCATGCGTTCCTGATGGGCCGTTTCGGATGCCCGCCGCTTGCCCTCGGCAATCATCGACAGGAGACGAGGGGTCGACCGCCAGAAGCCATTCGGCTCCAAGCCAAGTTCGACCCAGATCGTCAGCGCGCGGGCGTAGTCCCAGCCTTCTTCGGCCTCTGCGCCTTTCCCTCCGCACTCGCCGGCTTCGCGTCAGGGAACGCGGCCTTGAACGCGGTGGCGATCAGTTCGCCGGCCTTCTCCATACCAATGTCATGGATGAGGCGGCCAGCTTCCATGTCGGTCAGGCCGGGGTGGTGGGCGTCGAGCCCGACCCGGAACACCGACCGGACCATCGACGGGCCGGAGATGGTGCCCAGCTGGTCGGGATCGATGCCGAGTTCGGTTTCGATCGTGCAGAGCGCGTTGAAGTCATAGACCAGCGTGAACCCGCCGCCGGCCGCATTGAAGGCGACTTCGCCCTTGGTGCCGTTCGCCATGATCAGGCGGCCTCACGCACGATCGAGCCGCTGACCCGGCCAGTGATCGTCGCGGTGAGGCGGTCGTTCAGCGGCGCGGTCGGCTGGAAGCCACGGATGAGGTTGTTGAAGGCCCAGACCGCACCGTTCGGCCATTCGATCTCGAACGGCACCGGGCGGCGCAGCGCCTTGGCGGTCAGGATCGCCTGCTCGGTCGCACCGCCGGGGACGTAATTGATGCCGAACGAGCATTCGCCGGGATCGGTCATGCCGCCGATGTACTCCTTCACGCCGTCGGGCGACTGGAAGTGAGATACCTCGATCTCGTCATCCATCTGCTCGGGCGGGGTGATCTCGAACACCTCGCCGACCTCGATGAACGCCGGGGCGGCGGGCGCGGTCTTCATGCGGAGGATGATGCCGAGACCGGTCATCGCTTGGCTCTGTGCCATGGGTATTCTCCTTCAGGTCAGGTCGTGTGGTGGAGGATGCGGTAATCACGCGAGTTGCGGTGGACCGGCTGGTCGGCCGCATCCTTGTCCTGTCCGTCGCGCTCGGAGAGCAGGAAGCTGCTGTCGAAGGCGGGGCGGGGGAGCGCCTGCATCGCCTCGTCAATGGCGCGAGCGAGCAGCTTCGCATCGCCGTAGGTGAGCCCGAAGCTGTCGATCTGGACCCGGTACGGCAGCAGGCCGTCGCGCCCGGCGAAGGTATGGAATGGCGTGCTGCTGACCACCTGCATCCGCCCCGCCGGCAACGCGGCATTGCGCTGGCCCCAGTCGAGGCGGTCGCCGGCCAAGGCTGCCACCGCGGGCCATGCCAGCAGGTGGGCGATGAGCGCTTCTTCCATGACTTAACCCTTCGCCAGACGGTGCAACCGGTCACCCAGACCGTTGCGCACTGCTGCCTGTACGCCTCCGACATTCTCGTCCCATGCAGGCCGGAGGTACGGGTTGCCGGGTTCATTGATGGTGCCGAACTCCTCGGTGATCGCCTGCGCCATCGAACCAGGCCCAACGTAGGCGGCGACGACGTCGGCATCGCGGATCTCGTCGGCTGCCTGCGAATGGCTCAGGTGGGTGCCGACGCCCAAGGAATCATGCAACCTGCCACTGCGCTGCCGGACGATGCCGCGGGCGGTGTCGGCAACCGGCGCCAGGGCATCAACCGCCAGTCGCTCCAGAAAGTCGCGATCGGCCAAGCCTTCGATTTGGCTCAGCCGTTTATCCATGTCGGCGTCGCCTTCCAGGCGCATGCTGGTACGGGCCATCAGACTTGCACCGCCACCGTGCTGAACTCGATGCCGACCCGGCGCCCGCGCCATTCCTTGCGCCCGGTGATCTCATAGCGGACGCCGTCGCATTCGATCAGATCGGTGTTCATGATCGTCTCGGTCAGGCTGTCGTGCCGGACACCGAAGCGGGTGGTCAGCTTCACGCCCTGTGCCGCAGCGCTGACGCGCTCAGCGTCACTGACGTCGCTGCGCTTTGACCAGGTTTCGCCGATCACCACTGGGGGCTTTTTGACTGCCGAAAAGGCATCGCGCGTGGCTACGGGACGCAAGAAGAGGATCGGCGTGTCGAGTTCGCCGGCCGTGATCGTCATCAGATGCGCAGCGTTTTGAGCGGCCACAGCAGCCAACCAACGGCGTTAGGAACCTCCTTCAACGCTTTTTCAGACACAGGCTCACGGTGCGCATACCATTGCCCGATCAGCAGCAGCGCCGCTTCTTGGATCACCGGCATCTCATGCGGCTCCACATCAGGATGCGTCGCATAGATCGTCCGGCTGATGTCGTTCTCGATCGACCGGCGCGCGGCGCGGATCAAGAGGTTCAGATAGTTGTCCTGCGCGGTCTGGGATTGGCTGATCCGCAGGTGATCCTTCACCTGCTCAAGCGTGACGGGTTCGTCAGCCATTGGCGCACCTCGTCAAAAAGGGATCGGGGACCGGCGAAGGGAGGACACCGGCCCCGAACTGGTCAGCCCTGCGCGCCCTTGCGGCGCGGGGCCGCCGGGGCAGCAGGGGCGGGCGTGTCGGGCGTGATGATCCCGTCACCGATCGCGGTGGTATAGCCGCCGTCGTTCACCACGCTCGGCCGGGTGCCGAACGTATGCTGCACCGCCGGCTTGCGAGTCGCCGGTTCTTCGCCGGGCCGCGCCAGCGCGCCCGACTGCAACAGCGGGGCGGCGTCGATCCCGGTCATTTCGCGGGTGTCGTCGCGGGCATAGTCCTTGCCGTCGCCGTGCATCGCCCGCTTGACGATAAAGGTTTTCGTCTCGGTCATCGTCGGTTCCTCGTTTGGCGCGGCGCCGCCCCCAGATTTGGGGGCGGCGCCGGCCCGGTCATCAGGCGTTGGCGAACGCGCCATCGACGAACGCCTCGGGGCGATACACCGTCAGCGCGAGGCGTTCCTCGGCGAGGATGGTGACCATGTTGCGACGGAAGTTGTCGCCGTCCTCGGTCGACACCAGCACGCCCGACTGCTCGCGGTCGAACAGCTGCGCGCCCATCTTCCACGCGCCGACCGTGAACTCGCCGACCGTCTGCGCCATCGACGGCACGACCGGCAGGCCCCACAGCGTCGGGGCGATGGTGCCCTGCGGGTTGCCGATCAGATAGCGGCCCTCGCCGTCCTTCATCATCTCGATGATGGCCCAGTCGATCGGATGTAGCACCTGACCATCCGCCGGGTAGAGCGCCAGCGCGACCTGCAACTGCGCGATGCGCAGCTTGTCGATCATCGTCGGTGCGGCGAACCCGGTCAGGCCGGTCGGCACGGCATAGTCCGACGCCTGCGGCTTGATGCCGGCGAGATTCTGGCCGGTGCCGTCACCCTTCAGCAACTGCACGTCCTCCACGAAACCGAGGCCGTAGCGCAGGCGGTTGTCGATCATCGAGCGCAGGCCCGGCGCGTCGGCAAGGATTTCGGCCGATGCGAGGAACCAGTGCGCGATTTTGCGGACAGGCGCGTTCTTCAGGTCCAGCTTCAGGGTCGACTCCGGCTTGAGCGTGCCTTCCGCGACCATGCCCGCGTTGTTCACGAACCCCGTCTCCTGGACGTATTCGATCGAACTGGATGAGGTCTGACCGGGCGCGATCAGGTTGCGGATCGTCAACTGCCGGTCGGGCAGCGACTGCATCGGCGACTGGATGCGCTCGGGGCGGACGAGGTCACCGGCCGAACCGTTGGCGTCGGTCGTCAGCGACGTGATCGCCTTGACCTCGATACCGACGTTCTGGCCCTGCCGTGCGCCGTTGGCGAACGCGCCCTTGTACTCGTCGCTGTCGATGTACTGCTGGCCGATCGACTTCTGCTCGACCGGATCACCGCTATTGCGGCGGGCCATCTTCTGCTCAAGGTCGTCGAGCCGTGTCTTGGCCTCGTTCATGCCCGTCAGCGCCTGGTCGGCGAGTTCCTTCGCCGTCTTGGACATCGGGATGCCCTTCTCGGCTTCAGCCAGCGCCTTTTCGGCGATTGCCTTCACCTCACCGTGGCTCTTTTCGAACGCGGCTTTGGTCTCGGCGGCCAGCTCGGCCACCGACTTGGTTTCGGTCGTCATTGGATTGCCCTTCCGGCAGAGAGAAAGATCAGCCGCGGAGTGCCGTCAGGAACTCTTGCAGCTCGTCGATCGCCTTCGCCTCGGGCTCCCCCCGAAGATGCGGCTTGCACGCCGACGCCAGTTGCGCCGCCGTGGATTTCGAGAAGCCCCCGGCATCCCGCAGGAAGCCCTCGAACTCCCGGACAGACGGCACGCCGCCGCTGTCCAGAATGTCTTTGACGCTGATGATGCGCGTCCGATCGTTCATCGGGATCGTCACCAGCGAAATCTCGTGCAGGGCCACCTCCAGCAAGTGCCGCGCCTTGCCTTCGAAGCGGTGCTTCAAGGTCTTGAACCCCATCGACAGGCCGCCGAGCGATCCGCTTCGTGCGCGGGCCTTCGCCTCGCGGCCATCGGCGGTATCGTCGAACTTGCCCTTCACCAGCAGGCCGTCGGGCATTTCGTTGAATGCGTGCCAGACGCCGACTGGGCGCTTATGATCGTGGAACAGCAGCATAGGCAGCGACTTGCGGCCAAGGATCGACGCGGCAATCGCGCCAGGAGCAACGATGTCGCCGCCATGATCCATGTTGCCGTAGCCAACGGCCAGCCCTTCGATTTCGCCGTCATCGGCGATCGACTTTACGTCGAGGGCGAAATCAAGTTCGGTCATGCCGGTTGCCTTGCGTTCAGGTCGACCACGTCGACGGTCCCGTCGTCGTCATGATCCATGAGGAAAGCCGGGCGAGGGACGCCCGCCTGCGACTGGCCACCGAGGATTTCGTCGACCGTCATAGGGAGGGCGCCTGCTGCACTCAGCTTGGCGCGGTGCGCTGCGAGGCGATCGGCGGCGCTGGTGTCGTCGGTCATTTCGTTTGTCCCTGTCCGCTGATGACGTTCTGCAACGGCACATCCTGCATCTGCGCCATCAGCACGTCTCCACCCTCAATAGGTGGCAGGCCTTCAAGCGCGCGAATTTCGTTCTTGGTCATGAACTGCTGCATGATGTCATAGTATTCGGCTCGGCCTTGACTGTCGGCGCGAAGGAATGCCTCTACGTTGAACTTGATCGACCAGCCGGCCTTGCGTTCCGCGCGGGTCAGCAACTGCTTGCCGAGCGCCCCTTCCAGGCGCTTGATGCGCTTGCGCATCTTGAAGGTCATGACCGACCGGGTCTGCTCGCTGATACTTGACCCGAGCGCCGTATTGCCCTGCGTCTGCCCAACGAGGTGAGGGTCGACCTCGAACACCCGGCAGATTTCCTCGACGCCAAACCGCCGACTTTCCAGCATCTCGGCGTCGCCGGGATCGATCGATAGCTGCTCCCATGTCACGCCGTTATCCAGCAGCATGGGACGGCCGGCATTATGCGCGCCGACGAACTTCTCTTGTAGTAGCGCCTCGGCCTTCAGGCGCTGGTCGGGCTTCAGATCCTTTTCGGTCGACAGCACTCCCGACGACCGGACGCCGTTGGCAAATATGGTGGCCGCAGCGCGATCGGTGGCGACCGCGGACTCGAATGTCTTACGGCAAGCGGTCAGGGGCGAAATCCCGCCCAGTGCCGTGCCACCGAAGCCTCGGATATGCAGCACGTCGTTCTGTAGCTCGCGCCGATTCCCGGTGTTATCCAACCAACGATATTCGATTTCGCCGCTGCGCAGCCGGGTCGCGGTGATCGTCTCGGGGGGGATCGGCGTCAGCGCCACCACGGCGCCGACCGCGTTGCGCTCGATCTCTGCATAGGCGTTACCGCGCAACTCTATGCAGGCGACCATGTATTCCCAGAAGTCGAACGCCGACTGATCGTAATTTGGGCTGTCGTGCAGGATGCCATAGAGCGGATGCGTCGCATCATCGACCGCGACACCGCCGGCGATTTTGCGCTGGATGGTCACTGGCAAGCTGGCGATGTTGCCCGCCCAAAAGCTGACGCACGCCCAGGTCGCTGCAAGCCCAACGGCTTCGCCCCGCCCGCTGTTCGCACGGTCAGCCCGTGCTTCGGTCGTGATCGTGTTCGAGCGGAAGTTGTCACCGTCCTGCTGGCCCGGCTCAAGCGGACCGGTCAGGGACAGGATCGCCTTAGCCTCGATCACGTCGCCACGGGCAGCGGCGGTGCGCACCTCGACAGCGGCCGCGCGGGCGGAGAGCCTATATCCGTTCATGCGGCAAGGCTCGCGATCCATGCATCGATGCCGTCGTCTTCTACGGGGAGCAGCATGGGAGCGGTGGCGTTGATCATGGCGTCCACTCCGTCGATCTTGTTCGGGCTATTGGCCGTCTCCTTCTTGGGAAGGATGCTGCCATTGGCGCGTCGCTCGACGACCGCGTTACCGATCATCCAGGTCAGCACCGGGTTGCCATCATGTCGGAGCCGGGTCGGGCCGGCTTTAACCCGAGCCTCAATCGCCTTGGCCGGGTCGGTGACGTTTTTGGCGTTCTTCGCCAACTGGATCGCGAAGGCCTCGCCGCCGTCATCGAAATCCTCGTTCAGGCGTGAGGCCATTGCGAGGCCGCTGTTCCACTGATCGAACGTCGCTCGTTTGACCGTCAGCACCGCCTTGATGTCGCGGATTTGCTGCTCAATTACGCGATGGTCGATGAAGTCACCGGGCGTGGTGGTCAGCGCGCCGTCGGCCGCCCATTGCTTGTAGAGGTCGGTGACCTGTTTCAGCGAGTTGTCCTGGCTGCTGAGCCGCTTTTCAGGCACATAGAACCACGGCATCACCAGCAGCCGGCCACCGGCATCTTCCGCCGTCAGCACCAGCGCGGACAGATCGTCGACGTTGGAAAGGTCGCCACCGAGATAGCAATCGAGCCCCTCGAAATCGGCCAACGTCAGCGTCGGATCAGCGCAGATCGACCACTGCGTGACGTTTAGCCAGGCAGACGCGGCACCCAGCCAGACGTTCAGATGCTTGGTCTTGAACTCGCCCTCGGCCGCCGGGCTGGCCTGCGCCTCGATCGCCCGTTTGGCGACTTCGTCACGCAGGGGCCGCGATGCCTCGATCAGCGGATTGGCCTTGATCCACTTCGTCGCGTCGTATGGATCGTCGCCTACCTTGCGGTCGTCGCCGTAATCCTCGGCACGGTCGATCGTGAAGATGACCGCGAAGATATGCTCAGCGATGACCGAGCGTTCCAGCACCTTGGTCGCCAGCGTCCGCTGCTCGTAGCAGACGCCGTGAAGGTTGAAGCCCGCCGTCGTTATGATCCACATGAGCGGGTTGCGCCGCGCACCGAATGCCGAGTTCATCACGTCGAACAGGCCGCGATCGGAATGGGCGTGCAACTCGTCCATGGTGACGAGGTGCGGATTGTGCCCGTCCTGACTCTTGGCCTTGGCGTGCATCGGCTGCATGTAGCCGCCGTTGTCGCCGCAGGTGATCGACTTGGCCCACGGGATAAGGCCAAACGCTTCCTGCAAGGCCGGGGTCTTCTCAACCATCCGCTTGGCAGGGTGGAACACCTTCTTTGCCTGATCGAACGTCGTCGCCGCAGTCAGCACCTGCGGCCCCGGTTCTTCCTCGCAGGCCAGACAATACAGCGACACCAGCGCGGTCTTGGTCGACTTGGCGTTCTTGCGGGCGACCTCCTCATAGACGGAGGTGAACCGTCGCCCGCCAGTCTCCCGCCGGCGCCATCCGAACACCATCGCCAGCACGAATATCTGGAACGGCTCAAGCGTAATCGTCGGGGTATCCCAGACCCCCTCGACGTGCGGCAGCTTCTCGGCGAAATCGCAGATGTCGTTGGCGTGCCAGGGGTCGAACCGATAGCCCCATGCAGCAACGCGCGCCCGCTTCAGATCGTCGAGGTGACGCTGCGCAGCGAGGCGAACCCATTTGCAATGCTGACGTTGCTTCTTGTCGGCTGCAGCTTTCTTCGCATAGGCCAACGCGATCGCGGCGTAATCCCTAGCGTGCCCCGTGTCCGTTGCGCGTGAACGGGTTGCTCGGCTTGCCGCCATCTGATCCACCTCCGCCACCGACGCGGCTTTTCGGTCCGGCTATGCGGAGCAGTTCTTCATACTGGCGACAGACCGTCAGGTAGGCAGCGGGCGGGGGATCGCCGCCCGCCTTGAAGGCGGCACGCAGCAGTGCCTCCGTCGAGCAGTATCGCGCGAGCATCGCGCTATCGATTTCGGTGACCCCGGCCGACATGGCGCGGCCGATGACCTCGTTCCACACATCGATCGCTTCGGCCGTCATATAATCCGGCCGAACTGGCGGGTCGCCAGGTACGACGATCTCGGTTCTGACCCCGTCGCGCACCGGTTGGAGCGTGCCCCGTGCCGCTTTTGCGGATGGCGTCTCAGGCTTCGGACCTCGCCTCATCGGGGCCTCCAAATTTATCTAGGTCCGAAAATTTAATTCGCACGCGCGAAAAAAGACTTCCCGTTACGGTCCTATCAGCGACCGCTTCCTGACTTTTGACCCGCCCCCCTATTTGGAGCGGCGGCGAGCCCGCGCGCTTTCCTGCGCAGTCTTGGCCGTGTGGCACGCCCGGCAAAGGCCCTGGTAATTTTCGCGATCATCGGTGCCGCGCTCGGCTTTGGGTATGATGTGATCGGCGATCACCGACACCGCCACCCGGCCAGCCTTGCGACACTCGCGGCAGGTCGGCTCCTCGCGCAGCACCTGTGCCCGCATCCGGTCGTGCGCCGCGCCGTAGCCGCGCTCCTGCCGTGTCTTGCGCTTCGACCAGCCAGTCAACGGCCGCACCGTGCCCTGCTTCTTGCGCAGGCCGGGCGGACGACTGGGCATGTCCACGCTCCTGGTGTTCGGCGGGCGGTCGCTTTCCGGTGTTCAGTCCCATCCGTTGGGCCGGGTTACGCTGAGAGCGAGCGACCGCATTCCACCCGCCGCCGAGGTCGAGTGTAGGGAAACCGAGGATGGATACGAAAAAGCCCACCGGTGAGGGTGGGCGAAGGAAGCGCGATCCCTTGACGCGCAAAACCACTGAGACGTTGATGGCACATGCGTTGCCCCCGCGCAACCTTAAAGAACTTGAGGGCTTAAATTCAAAGCCGCCACGAGGCTCGTGCTTTACTTTGAAACTCACCGTTCACCACAAATGCATGGAAATTTTTAGCACCAGAAGCACCAAAGCCTCTGAGAAAGGAGGAAGCCCCATGAACACGCGCACTCAAATTATCGCTGGTATCGGCATATTAACTGTCATCGGGTTCGTCGCGACGGTGATGCCTGATCCCCCCTTTCCAGGGCCGCCTTCTTCGGATCAGATGGTAGCAGTTCATCCTACAAATCCCACACCGGAACTAGAAAAAGTCATCGCCCCTAAAGATGTAACGAGTCCGCGGGAAACCTACGGGACGGAGGAGCAGCGTTTGGCATTTATGGAAAATGATCCACAGATGAAGGCGGCTGCGGACTTTGTTGGGGTGTTGATCAATTCAAATGGCCATTTGTGCGCTCAAGTTAGTAACGTCGAGCCAGTCGGCAATAGCAAGTTTGAAGTGACTTGCGTCGAGCGCCGGGATGGCAGCGGCAGAGCAAAATATATCGTGAATGGAATTACCAATAAGGCTGTGAGAATATGAGTGTTATTATATGCCTTTTTCTGTTGGCTATGGTTAGTAAGGTAGCAAGGGGCGTTATCGGCGGTCTAGTTACAATGGCTTTCGGAGTGCTAGTTTTGATAATAGGCACGTCGCTGTTTTAATAGCTAGACTATGAATTTAGGCAGAGGGCCGATGGTTATCATGATCGTCGGTTTTCCGTATTACATACCCGCATCGGACGAGCCAATCAGGCTTAGGTGACCTTCGTGCTCCGACGACGATAGCTGGCAGCCACGGCAATCGTCGCGTGCCCATCGTTCTCCGGCCACACCCGGATTCCCTCGGCTTAATGTCGATGTGGCGAGCAGAGCTGGCGCCGATTGGATCGGCTGCTATGCTTGAGGAGCGCGTCAGTCGAAAGCTGGGGCGTATCGGCCGAAAGCCGTGATGATCCTCGACCAGGAGCAAGCTCTGACCATGCGCCAGTATTCTCACCTTTTCTCGTGCTTATATGACCAGCCCGAACCTGTGGGGCGGCTTGGCCGCGGTGCCCACCATTCGGTATTCCGCACGATGCAGTGGCGTGGCATCGACGGACAAAAGCTCGAACAAGGCCGCATCCACGACTTTGCGGTCATTTGGGACACCGATCATGATGAGCGGGTGGTCAAGGTCGCAGAGCGACTTCATCTGGCGGGGCTGCTCTTCCCGGTCGTTTTCATCGGGGAGCGCAAGGGGGTCATGACGCTGCTGCTCGACTACATGGGCGGTCCCGAGGTGTTTGCGGACGAAGTGGGCTGGACCGCGAAGATCGAGGCTGTGGCCGAGGACGCCAGCGACGATGATGGATGGCAGGTGGTGATCGGAATGTATCAGCGCTGGGAAGAGGTCGATGAGCCAACTCAGACCAACCCGGCTGGGATGATTGGGACGCATCCGGCAAAGGCGATCGCCTACCTGCAGGGTATCGATGCCCTGTGGGAGCTTGGGGCCAAGAGCGAGCTTTAGATCAATCATGGCGCGTATCCGTCATCGCACCAAGACGATCTCCGAAATCGTCGAGGAGCGGGCCTCCATTGATCGTGGCGAAGCTATGCCAACAGACTGGGAGCCAAACCGCGACAGCCCAAAATATCGGGCGCGGATGCGAGCTTGGGCGCGCGAGTGTCCGACCTGCGGTGCGCCGGCACGGTCTTCCTGCCGGGGAGCACGCGAAGGCAAAGTGCGCTGGTCGTTCCATCAAGCGCGTTGGGGTCGTGGCGATGCTGGCGATGGGTAACCGGTAGCCTAGTAGCGAATTGTGGAGAGGTAATCATTCCGTTCGACAGATTGCGTTGTAATCGCGAGTGAACCAAGCTCTTCGTCAGGCTGCCATCCAGTCGCTCTCCGCATCGTCGATAGCAGCGAAGACGTCACCATCAGCCTGCTGCTTGCGAAGGTGAGCGCGCACCGCCTCGGGATCGCCGTTCTTCGGAAACGTTCGATCGGCACGGGCTGCGTCGGCGATGCCATCGACCCAATCGCCCCGGTCACGCTGGGTCAGCAGCCACCGCCCAAATGGCATCTGCGCGTCGGATTGGTCGTCGTGATCAGTCATGTCAGGCTCCTCGTTCAAGCGAACGTACTCATGTCATCCCGGTTTTGTTCTGGCAACGTTCTTGCGAATCAAGTCGGGATCGGCCTAGCTATGCCCGCGCCGCCCTGCGGTGATCGACATCGCTGGAGGACCCAATGCAGCATGATCTGCAACTGCGCGCGGCTGCCCGTGCCATCTACGAGAACGTCTATCCCTCCGAGGAATGGGCGCCGATAGGGTTCGACGACGCCGAGCGGTACGGCACGGTTCACTACCGACAGGCGGTCGGAGCCGCGCAGGACGCCCGCGCCGTGCTGGCTGCGCCACATCAGCAGCTCCCGCTCCCGGCGATCCTGTGATGATGACACCCTCCAGCAGGCCCCGCCTCAGCATCGTATCGTCACGCCGCGCTGTGCCCGCTCTGACCCTCCACGACGTGCCCTTCGAACTGGTGCCGCGCGAGGTGCCGTTCTTCCTCTGCGACACGCCCGCTGGCTTTCCATCGCCTGCCCAAGACGACATGCAGGAGCCGATCGACCTCGGTGCTTGGCTCGTCGAGTATCCCGCCGCGAGCTACATCATGCGGGTCGATGGCCGGTCGATGTCGGGGGTGGGCATCAACGATGGTGATCTGATCGTCGTCAACCGTGCCAAGGAGCCGCGGGCGGGAATGATCGTAGTGGCGCTGGTCCACGGCGACCGCACGCTGAAGCGGCTGCGCTATGTTGACGGCCGGCATTGGCTGGTCCCGGAGGCGGAAGGCTTCACCGATATTCTTGTCGACGAGCATGTCCAGATTTGGGGCGTGGTGGTGGGCGTCGCCCGCAAAATGGCATGACCGCGCCGATCGCGCTGATCGACTGCAACAACTACTATGTCAGCTGTGAGCGGGCGTTCGATGCCAGCCTTGTCGGCGTGCCGGTCATCGTCCTGTCGAACAACGATGGCTGTGCGATCGCCCGCAGCCAGGAGGCGAAGGCGCTGGGGATCAAGATGGGCGATCCCATCCACCACCTGCGCGACAAGGTACGGGCGCACGGCATCCGCGTGCTGTCGTCGAACTACACCCTCTATGGCGACATGCAGCGCCGGGTGCTGGCGGCATGCGAGGCGTTCGCTCGCGACGTCGAGATCTACTCGATCGACGAGACCTTCCTCGACCTCTCCGGCTTCGAAGACCGTGATCTGGTGGCCCACGCCCACGCCATGCGCGATCAGGTCCGGCAGTGGACGACGATCCCCACCTGTGTCGGCATTGCCGGCACCAAGACGCTGGCGAAGCTGGCCAACGCCGCGGCGAAGAAGCAGGAGAAGTTCGGCGGAGTTACCGATCTGCGCGATGAGCGCGTCTGTCATGACGTCATGGGGGCCTTCCCGGTCGGCGACATCTGGGGTGTCGGCGGCGCTACCGCGCGCAAGCTGATCGCGCTTGGCATCACGACCGCTGGCGAGCTTCGCGACATGCCGATGAAGCAGGCGAGGGGGCTCGGCACCGTGGTGCTGGAGCGGCTGGTCGCCGAGTTGCGTGGGGTGCCGTCAGCCGCAGTGGAGATGGTGGCGCCGCAGCGGCGGGGTATGGCAGTGACGCGGTCATTCGGCACGCCCGTGCTAACCTTCGATCACCTGATGGGCGCGCTGACCGAATATGCCATGCGTGCCGGCGAGAAGCTGCGCAGTCACGGCCTCGTCGCGTCCCGGCTGACGGCGTTCTTCCACACCAATCCCAACAAGCCCGAGCGACCGCAATACACTGGGTCTCGCACGGTGACGCTGTACCCGATGACCAGCGACAGCCTTGAACTGATCGCCGCGGCGCGACGGGCAGCGGAGCGCGCGTGGCGTGACGGCTATGCCTACACCAAGGCAGGCGTGCTGCTGGACGATCTCGTCGCTGCTGACATGCGACCCAGGACGCTATTCGAGGGCGATACCGACAAGCGGGCACGGCTGATGGGCGCGCTGGACGAGATCAACGGCCGGTTCGGGAAATGGACGGCCGTGACCGCATCGCAGGGGTTTAAGCGGGAGTGGAAGCTGCGGTCTGAGATGCGGTCGCCCGCATGGACGACCAGCATCACAGAGGTGCCGACCGTACGGGCGGGATAAAGTTGCAATGAAAAGGGCAGATGACCTTAGTGCGGCGACGATGGGGTGCCGTGCCGGTGACCACGCCGAAGTAGAGCACACACCTTGCAGAACGTTGAAGGCCAAGAACCTTGCAGCCTTCTACAGCGAAGACAATTTTATCCCCATGTAGCGGTCAGTGTTTTGATGTTTAGTTAACGATGCCGGGCAGATATTCAATGTAAAAATAGGTATGCTGCCAAGGCAAAGTTACCCAGTTTAAAATTCGCTGTCTTTAATTGAAGATGTAAGCCGTCTAATATCTTCATTCTTGTAGCTTACCCCAGTGGTGTGATCTTCAAGGGTAACGTCTTCTCCCGGCTTGGCGCTAGCCAGATGGTCAAATGCGAGTTCAAGCGCATCTTCTATGGTGCTGCGACGTTGCCCCAGCGTGGCCAATCGGCCTGACTTACGAACGGAATACCGCATATAGCCTCCATACTAACGTAAACCATATTGAACGAGGGTATGGAATGGCAAGGGGTGTGTCACGATTGTGCGCTGGCATAGTTCTAATTTGAATCTAGGATACGGCTAGTGTGCAAACAATCTGGGAATGTTCCATGGTGAAATTCACCGTCGTGGTGCGTGAAATCGGGCGGTTAAAGCCTGATTACAGTCTCGAGTTTGAAGCGCCTGCGTTGCCAACGATCGGCAGCTATCTCTCTATCCACCGGCCGGACGCCAAGCATGGGCACACTGAGGACCTGATCGTGCGTCGCGTCTGGTGGCGTCTGCATCACCCAGTGACCGGCGGTTTTGCGCAGGAACCCGTACCGGTTGGTTCAGTCGTCGAGATTCAAGTCGAGTGCGAGCAGGCTATTGGGCCTCATTCCCTTGACCGCTGGCGTAGCAGCCTTGAGAGCGCCCGGGAGCGCGGTGTCGAGGTCGAGGAGTTTGACGTGGCTCGATTTGCTCTCACTGAGGCCGAGATGAACCGATCAGGCGGCGGCGTCTAATGGCTGAGATTCGTGCGCTTAACGAGCGGGTCATCGAGATTGCGACGCAAGGCGACGCGGCGTGGTTCGAGAAAAATCCGGACAGCCGGCTCCGCATGCGCAATGCCGTTGAAATGGAGTTCAACCGCAATTTGGGGGCACCCCCGGTGGGCATGACGTGGCGTGCGATCGTTCTCGAAGCGCAGCCTGGCGTCCGGATGCGTCAGCCGATCGCGCTGCCAATGGGCATCAGCAACGACGGCATGAACGACCAAGATTTGCTCGATCTTTTCATGCAGGTTGCACCGAACGAGGCGGCAACGCTGTTGACCCATTTACGAAGTGTAAAGCTTGCTGGCAGACCGAAGCCAACCGGGGCGTGGTGATCCGATAGTCCGATAGCCGTATAGCGAATTGCCCGATCACCCCGTGCCCGTGCTTCAACTACCGCACGCCGCTGCCGTGATGACGCCGGTGATGCTTTCGGTAACAGGCGTGGTCATGTCGCCGGGATTAGGCGAGTCTGATTGTGCCTCTGCCAGCGTATCGCCTTCGCCAATATAACGGACGGTGCCGGTGCCGCAGTCGATCTCCCGACGCGCATAGCTTTCACCCGAAGGCCCCGATCGCCGGCTCATCACCTCGCGGTGGCCGTTGGGCATCTCGTTGTTGCTAAGGATCAGATAGCTGGCACGGGGGTCGCTGGGTACGTCGACAGGTGTGCTGGTGACGCTGGCATCGGGCGTTGGCATCGCGACAGCTGCTACGGGTGCTGGTGTCATGCCGTCATTCTGAACGAGTTGCTCGGGTGATCGCGAGCAGGCTGCGGCGAGTAGGCCGAATGCGATGATGCCGGTTTTCACGTGATCGATCCTCCCTTTGTCTGGGCATGGTCAGCCATTCAGGGGCAGGGGGCAAGGTCGCCATCGCGCTGTTGTGGGGGGGGCTGCCAGCGCCACTGGCATCGACGACGTTCGGCCAAATCGATAGACGGCTGCCCATGGATGAAGACGAACCGAACATCATCAACTCACACCTGTCCCGCATAATCGTGTGGAACGGCTACCGGCTGCGGCTGGAGATCTACCGCCTCGACGATCGACCCGGCTGGTCGTTGGAGGTGGTTAACCAAGTCGGTACGTCGATCGTGTGGGATGACCTGTTCGACAGCGACGAGGCGGCCGAGACGACGTTCCGTGAGACACTGAAAACTGAAGGGCTTGCCGCCTTCCGCGACGAGGGCAACGTCGTCCCTATGTCGCAGTCCGTGCATTAGGCGGCGTTTGGCATCAGTGATGTCGTCTACGAGTTACGCGATGCCTTGTCCGACTGCGCGAGGCCGGGCACCTAAGCAGGAACGGAAACGGGTCGTAGAGCGAAGTAGAGTGGCGGCTTAACAACAGCTAGAGGCATTCTGACCGACTTCCGAATGGGAGCTGCCCTGCTTAGAACGGAACCGGTTTGTTAGGATTCCGTGTCAAACTTGCTCGGAAGTGGTTCGCCTTTCGGCCAGTAGCCAGCTCCCTTCAGGTTCACAAATTTCCCAGACCGCCATAAATTGGTGCCAAGGACCTTGTTTTTATCGGTGCCGTCTAGCTTATGTCCTTCAGAAGATAGCTTCGTCACAAGCTCCCCTCGGGTAAGCGGACGGCCTGCTTCTACAATGAGCCGGGCAGCTTCATCCATGGCGGCGCCTATCGCAGCAGAATGAAGTGCTCTAGGCTTAGGGGAAGCCGGTTCGGAATGTGCAAACAGATCGGCCATTTCAGGCTTCGCATTTCGACGCTCTTGGACGGCTGAGTAGGATTCTACGAATTTATCGACGGCAGCAAGCTCTTCACGAAGCTGACGGCGCCTGTCTAGCGCTCGTTGAAGTAACTCATCCATCCCGACCTCCCAGCCGATAAGGCCATGTGTTGACCGCTGTGTCAACTCTGAGTTGGTGGAGTCCGCCAGTAAGAGTTGCTTTGCGAATGCGAGTATGCGATACAATCACAGCGCGAGTCGTCGCGTGATGGAGGCGCCTAGTGATATGATGTGTTGGTCCGGGGAATTGCCGGAATCGAAAGAGCCGATCCCTAAGGACCGGCCCTCGGAAGCCTCGACGCCGAAGCGTGCATGACCTCTGCTGTGGTAAGCTAGGAATCGCATGCTCCGGTGTCTGGGTCAACCCTAGACCAGGAGATTTTGCCATGAAGCGCAAGGTCATCGACGTCATTTACCGACAGTGCATCACACTGCGGAACGGTAAAAGGATATGTAAGCCGAAGGGTCAGGCTTATCGTATTCCGATCTACGAGAACGATAACGATCCAGAGTAAATTTCGGCCGGGGGAGACCCCGGCTGTTTTTCGTACGTCGCGCCGCTAGTATCCCGCCCACTTGCGCGATACCAGCGACACCATCATAGCCCGCGTCACAATCGCAGCCTGTGAGCCGTTCGCCTGGCGACGGTTATCCTCACGCCATGCGGTCGCTACTCCCCCCCTTACTGCCCATAATACACCACCCCCGGCCGCCTGCCGGTGGTATGCTGCCGTCAGCGGTCAGGCCGCCAACTCCTCACGCACCAGCTGCGCTAAGTGACCCCCAGTGGCGACATCAGCTGCCTCCAATGCCACCTGGGCCGCTGCGGCCGTCGCGAATGACAACGTCTCGCCGTGCATACCCCGCAGCGCCGCCAGCACCCCGTCGATATGGATGCTCGATCCCCAGCGACGGTACAGGCCGTTGGGCGCGCAAACCCCGCGGCGGATGCTGGCGCCCTTGCCGGCCGGCTCGATCCACAGCTCTTCGATCCCGGGTCGCGAGACGAGGCTGCGGACGCGATCCGTCAGCGCGCGCAGGCCGATCCGAAACTCGTCGCTGACCATCTGACGGTGCCGGCCGGACCGGGGGGCGATCCGCTCCCGATGCACGGTCTTCGTCACTAGCTTGCCGTTCTCGGTCACGGGCTTCCCATTGCGCAGCACCGGCTCGTCCACGATGATCCAGTCTTGGTTGCGGCCACCGAACCGGGCGATCGCAATCTCCGAAAACGACTGGTCGTCCAGCACCACGGCCCGCATCGTGATCAGCACGGTCCCTCCCATAGCCCCTTCGCATAGCGCCACCTTGCGCTTGGCCTCCAAGATCGCCGGAGTGGCTGAGATCAGATCCTTCCCGGGATCCCGCGTGCCGCCGACACCGACGTTCAAGCAACTCTTTGTCGCCGACCGATCGCAGCGGTCAAAAGCCGCCCGGTAGAACCGCAACGCTGCCAGTTCGTCGACTGTGATCGCATTGGCCTTGCCCGCCGCCAGCGTCTCGAAAAGCGGCCGGCGCCGGTAGGCGAAGCCCACCTGCTTGCCCATCTCGTCACGGATCTGCTGGCGAACGTATTCGACCTTGCCGGCCTGCTCAGCGGTCGGCTGTTCCATCGCGATCGAGGTCGAGACCATCTTCGCTTTCGCTGACGAAAGTGCGCCTCGCAGCCCCTTGGTGGTCCGCTTCTTCATGCCGTCAGTCCCGGTTTGTAGTTTGTCATTGGATCACGCTGCCACAACGAGGCGTAGCCTGCGGAGGAGGATGTCACGGTCGTCGGCCAATGGCTCGGCGATGGCGCGAATTTCTCCGATCGAGGGGATGAAGCCATGCCTGGCGGACTGGACAGCCCGATCGATCGCCAGCGCCACGATGTCGTGCGGCAGGTCACCAAGCAGCCGCAGATGTTCGGCTAGCCAGACTGTCAGCGCAGACGCATCGCTCTGTGTCCGCGACGCCATGAACATCGTCCACAGGATCGACAGGCGATCCCCAAGCCAGTCCCGCGGTACCGGGCGTGCCGACTTTTCCAGTGTCGCCAGCACCTCGCGAACCTGACCGGCAGCGCCCCTGGCCTCAACCACCCGCCTGGCATGATCGACTGACCAGCGCGCTGAGCCGTCCGAGACGAACTCGCGGTCAACCAAGGCCGACAGCAGCTCGGGCGGCACGGACGGCGTCGACGGTGGTGGTGGCAGCATGCTTCCTGGCGCCGCCGGCATGAGGTCGTTCATCGTAATTTCCCTCGGTGACTTTCAGGAGGTTCTTTGGTTCGAGCAGCCAGTCGATCGCGACGAAGCCGTTGCGGGATGTCTCACCCCGGAGGAACGGCGATCCGCGGATGCGGGCCATTACGCTGACCCATCCCGCCAGTCCGCCGACGTCACGAAGGCGACCGGCCAGTTTTTTCCGGCGGCCAGAGTTCAGTTCCAGTGGGCGGCAGCCAGGGACCAGGTCACGCCGAAGCGCTTGGTAATCCTCGAACGCGGTTACGACCGGATCCGTGGCGGCACCGGCCACTGGGAAGACAATCAGCTCACCCCGTGGCTCATCCTTTTTGCCGTCAGCGCTCCCGTCGGCCAGCTCGCTGGCTGACGAGTCCGAAGGACTATCTTCCTTCTCCCTCTCCCTCTCCATCAGGGAATTAATTTCCGCACTTTGTGGAAATTGCTCAGGTTCATCATCCGGGGTTTCCGCTGCCTGCGCCTTTCGGGGGCGTCCAGGCCCGCGCTTTTCCTCCGTGCCGCCATTTTCCCGACGGCCGAGGAACTGCTCGATAGCCGGTGTCGTCGGATGCTGGCATGACGGCGAACGCGGGTTCTGGAAGGCACGGAAGTTGCGGATCGCACCGTACCTTCGGCCGTCGACCTCGAATTGACGCACTTGATTGCACGCCTCCGCCTCCGCCAGCAACGCTGGCACGTCGACGTCGTCGGCAGGAAACAGCCGCATCTTGAGGCGGGTAGGCTTCCATTCGAACACGCCATTGTCATCGGCCTCGTTGCGAAGCCCGATGACCAGCAGGCGGGCGGCCATGCCGCACTCGACGAAGTCCTCGTCGGTCCATTGACCGGGATGGATGGAGCGGATGCGGCTCATGCTGGCCTCGTGCCGCCGAAGCGGAAATGCTGGGTGTCACGCACCGCCTGATGCTTGCCGAAGAAATAGATCTTGCGGCGCTGCGGCTCGCCCTGGCGGACCTTGGCAGAATAGATTTCAAGGCGGTCGCGCTCGACGTCCATCTCGAGCTGCCACGCATCGCGGCGCTTGGTGTCGTTCGCGTCGGGCTCGGTCTGCCGGAGGTAATACTCGGCGCGGTAGGCGAATACGACGGTGTCGGCATCCTGCTCCAATGACCCCGAGTCGCGCAGGTCGGACAGCATTGGCCGCTTGTCCTCGCGCTGTTCCACAGCACGATTCAGCTGCGCCAACGCAAGCATGGGCACACCACTGCTGCGGGCGATGCCCTTCATCTCGCGTGAGATATCACTCATCTCTTGTTCGCGGTTGCCGCGGCTCTTCACCGGATCGAGGAGGCCAAGGTAATCCACGACGACGAGACCGAGCTTGGCGCCGCGTTGCGCCATCTCGCGCTGATGACGGCGCACCAGCATCCCGACCTGAGCGCCATTGAGCGCGGCCGGTTGTTCGAACATCAGCGACCAGCTTTCCAGCATGGCCTCGATCTCGGCGCATCGACGAAAGTCGTTGCCGTGCAGCTTGCCCTTGATGACGTCGTCGAGCGTCGCTGACGATCCCGCCTCGAACAGCATATCTGCGACAATACGCTTCATCAGCTGATCGACGGGCATCTCGCGGGAGATGAAGAGGACGCCAGCACCCGTTTTGGCGGCGAGACGCGCGATCGCGAGGGCGAGCGCCGTCTTGCCCATGCCCGGCCGGCCACCAAGGAGGATCAGCTGACCGGGAAACAGGCCGCCGCCGACGATGTCGTTCCACTCCGGCAGGCCACCGATCTTGAGCCCCGTCTCCTGGGTGCCGGCCGCGACGGCCTCAATGTGCTTGATCGCGTCGCGCCAAGCCTGTGCGATGCCGATGGCGGGCGTTGCGCTGGACCGCAGCAGGGTCTGAGATAACCCCGTCTCGATCGTGCTGGCGATCTCCTCCAGACCAACCGACGTATCGCCGATCGTGGGCCTGACCTCGGTCAACGCGCGGGCAAGCAGCCGGCGGCGGGCGAGGTCGGCGAGATGGTCGACGTACTCGATGCCGATGCCGGCACGATCGGAGGCGGCCAGCTGCGCCAGATATTTGGCGCCACCGCGACCGACCATCTCCTCGTTGTTGAGAAAGCGATGCGCGACCGGGATTGGCCGAGGGGCAGTACCTTGTCCCCAACTCGAAGTGATAACGGCGAACACCTCCCCGAGCAGGTGGTCAGAGAAATCCTCGGGCTGCAGCCGGTCGGCCGCGCGATCGATCAGCTTCTCGTCACGCAGCAGCGCCCCGATGACGGCGGCTTCCGCCGGCTGGTCGGCACAGGCGGCGATGACGCCGGGATCAGGCTGGCCGGGGATTCGCGCGCGTGCATCGCCGGCGAACTGGTCGTCAAAGGCGCCGCTCATAGCTCGCGTCCCATCATCTGGTCGTTCCAGTCCTTAAAACGGGGGTCGGGGCAACGGACATCGACGAGATATCCCTGCTCCATGAGGCTGGTGGCTGCGGCGATTGTCGCACGCTCCGCCGCGGCATCGTTCTGCGCGCAGATAACGATCTTGCTGACGATCTCCGGGTAGCGGATGGCCGCCATGTTGGATGTGCCGAGGCTCACCCATACGGATGAACCGGGCAATTCTTGCGCTAGGCTCAATCCATCTTCCGGCCCCTCGCAGATCAGAATCTCGGGTGCGGGCGGACCGAGACGCAAAGCACCGCCTCGGACGCGACCGAGGCTGAGCTTGGGACGCTTCATAGCCGCCTTGCCGGTACCGTCGGGGCGTAGGAAGATGCGTTGGATACCGGTGAACTCACCAGCGCCGTCGGTGACGTAGCCGATGACAGCGGGGAAGTCGGCGCTCGTCTCACCGGTTTCGTGATCACACCACGTCCATGTTCGAGCAAAACGAATGGTGTGATGCCACGACCTGATGCCGCGGGTGTTGAGGTAGGTCTCGCCGATCGTGCCGGACAGCGCCGTCGAGGCCTTCCAGACGTCGGCCGCCGTATCCGTTCGCTGGTCGCGTTCGGCTTCATCGCGAGCGATGGCCTTGATCCGTCTGGACGGATCAACGCTGGGCAGGATGCCGCTACCCAACTCCCGCAAAGCAGTGCCGAAATCGCACCCGTGGATTTCCATGTATGCGCTGAACAGATCGCCCGTTGTGCCGCATCCACGGCACAGATAGACGCCGAGATCGTCGTTGACCGACAGGCTGCCGGTCTTCTCCTGATGAACGAAGCATAGGCCGACCATCTCGCGGCCAGCGCGCTTTAGCTTCGTCTTGGTGCCGATCACGTCGCTGATCCGGTGCCGCTGCTTGATCTCGTTGATCAGCGCGCGACGTGCCGCCTGCTGTTCGGCAGTCCAGGCCATTAGCTGCGGCCCTTTTCGTCAGCGATCATCTCGAGCCACATGCCCGTCACCTGATGGGCACGGCGAATCAGCGCCTCTTGCGGCGCCAGCTCGGTCGCGGTCGTCACCCCATCCAGTTCAGCCGCGATGATCGCGGGCAGCAGACTGGCAAGGGTGAGGGAGGCGGAATCGTCGCCGGTGCAGATCGACCCGGCATCGGCCCAGCGCCCGCCGACCAGCGCCAACAGCGGGTCGGCGAAGCGGCCGCCCCATTCATGACACCCGGCGAGGAACGTTGGCAGATCGATCGGCGATGCAGTGTTGGCATAGGCGGCGGCGCGGTCGTCGGACTTGCCGAACACGCGGCCGATATCCGCCCAGGTCGCGGCGTCGTCGGTCTTGATCGACGTGATGACGGCGTTCTGCGCATCGACCGCGGCTGACGCGGAAAACGTGCGGCGGCGTCCGTGGAGGTGAGGGGCGTTCATGCGGCACAAGCTCCGTCATGGCGAAAGACAAACAGGCGCGACGCGAGAACCGGGTGACGGTCACGGCAATCGCGAACATGCTGGCGGCGATGATCGATGCGATGCGCGCGGGCGGCGTCTCTAATGAGATCACCCACGGCTTCTTGGACAGGCTGGATTATCTCAACGCCATGACGCTGACCGGTTATCCGGAGGTGCTGATGGCGGAGTTCGTGGAGGTCATGCGCTGCACGGTGGCCAGCAATGACTAAGGGTGGGGTGACCGGCCATGAGGCAGCAGTCACCCCGGCATCCGCCCCGCTGGGAGGGGTGCGGGTAAGGCCAAGCAAAGGGAGGGGTAGCCCGACCGGCGGATGTTGCTTGTCGGATGCACTTTCCAGCCGATCATCGCCAGCCGGAATAGCCGCACACACAGAACGGTGGAGGCGATCAGCAACCAGCTTGCCCCCTTGGCCATCGGGGGAGAGGCTTGTTGCCTCCCCCCTTCCGGCTATCGTCGTGCTTCCACACACCAACGAAGAGGTTGAGTCATGGCCAACGACACTCCGGACGCCCTTGTTGCCGCGACACTGGCCGTGGCCGTTCAAGGCGAAGATCAGGCGGTGCGACGCAGAGATGCCGATCGTCTGTTCAACGACTACCGCTACCTGCTTGCCAAGATGCGCGAAGTGGCTGCCGCCGAGGCGCAGGAGTCCACCGATGCTTGGCTCGCCGGTATGCGCAAGGACAGCTGACATCCTATGCCGGCCCGGCCGATGGGGTGACGTCCGACACTCGAAACCCCGTCTGCACCTGTCTTTCGAACTCTGCCGCCAGATCGATGGCGCGCCGAATGTTCGTGGCGTCGTGCTTCAGGGCGAGCTTCAGACATTCCAGTCGTACGGTCTGCAGGCGGGCCCTGCCTTCGGAAGGCAAAGCTTGTTCTGGACGACCACTGTCTTCGGGAGACAGGAGCCTCAGGTTCTGGTCGCTCAGCGCCAGCCAGCCGGTCGGCTGCACTTGGATGCCGTCCTCGTCGCGCCACGCGTCGGTGTCGTCATGCCACTTCGCGATGATCCACGGAGCCGTGGGCCACGTGTCACAGCGGGGGGCGTCGGGGCAGTAGGCGAGGAGAAAGCGGTCCTGCGGGGCGGTCGCGATCGGCTGGACGTTTGCAGGCAGAACATCGTCGCCATCATCTTCGGCTTGACGGTCGAGATAGCGCTCGTTGGCGATCGCGCGACAGGCTCGCGAGTACTGACCCTCGCCCATGATGGCGACGATCATCTCGACGATGCGATCATCGATCTCAGCGGACTGGGCGGGGGTAAAGATATGCGTCATGCTGCTTCTCGCCCGACAGGGACGGTAAGGCCTGGGATGAGATCAGCAGGCTCAATGTCTACTTCTGCCCTCCGGGCCACGTCGAGTACCGCTGCTTGTTGCCGCGCTGGAATGACCCCACGTTCCCACCACCCTTGGACTGTGGTGTGGTTGCGATGCCCCAGCAACTTGGCCAGCCGATGCACTCCGCCCAGTGCCGTGATTACGTTTGTGATAGCCATTCTATATACGTACGCACAGTGCGTAATATGTCAACGTAGAACGCGTCGGTATGATTGGGTGATATAGGGGCATGCGTAAGACAATTGGCGATCAGCTCCTCGACCTAAAAAACCGGAGTGAGCTCTCCTTGGCGGAGATAGCTCGACTAGCGGGCTACAAGGGTGCGTCCTCTCTGCAGAGATATTTCAATCCAGCGTACGATCCAGAAGTCTTGGATTATAGGACCGCACAGAAATTGGCTGAGGCGATGGAAGGCGCTGGAGAGCCAGAAATTTCGCAGTACGAGATCATGGCGCTGACAGCAGCCGCCGATCAAGCTGGAATCAGGCCGGTGCTCGTTCCGATGCAAGCAAGCAAGGACATGAAGGGCATTATTCCAGTCTATTATGCATCAACAATGAAAATATCGTTTCCATCTATTAATAATAGCTTCGTAGAAGGTCTTTATCTGGACTTTTCTGATCCAGTCGACAATTTGCGCTGTCCTCCAGTTCTTGAAAGGCGCGATGTAATTGGCTTTTATATGGCAGGAGCATCAATGCGTCCGCGTTTCAATCCGGGGGAGATTGTTTTCACAGACGGTAGAAAGCCGGCATCAATAGGTGAAGACGTCTTAGTATTTATAAAAGATCACCAAGAATCGGACTCGTATAAGCACCCATCTATTTTTGGGCGCCTGACAGATGCTCAACAGGAGTTTCTGGTGCTGGAGCAGTACTCTGGTACCAGCTTCTCCATCCCGTTGAGTCAGGTAGATGTGTCGCGGCGCGTGATGCATGCAGAGGAGTTGCTCGGCAACGTCCTCATTTGATACCCATTGACAGGTCTACGCATCATGCGTACGTATTATGCGTCAGAAGCGATCTGACGCAGGCTAGATAGCGCGCTCGCCCCGGCAGCCTCCGCCCGTCTCCTGCGACCAACGTGGGAGATGCATTAATGGCAACGCAGCCGCTCTATCAGCCCTACACCCCGCCGGTGGCCGCGACGTCGCGTCCGGAAATTGGCGTAGCATTCTCGAACGGTGTCGCCGCCGCGGCTGTCGAGCGCGCTCTGGCCAACCTGCCTGCCGGGATACCAGAGGTCACGCTCGATGAACTGGCGATCCGTGAGCAGGTCAGGGATGTAATCACGCAAGCGAAGCCGCTGCTCTCGAAGTCGATGTACGCAGCATTCTTGGAATGGGGGGAAGCAGCCTCACTAATCTCCACCTCGGGTGCCACGAACGCGAAAAGCGAAGCTCAGCTCGACGCCCTTTCCCAAGCGCTGGATCGTGTGAACGCAACCCAGCCGGAAGGGGAGCATGACGCCATCTTCAGCGGCTACCTCTTGTCGCTGGAAGCTACCGACAGCTCAGCCTTCGGCCCAATCCGTGAAGCGAATGCCGACGACGACAATCGGTATGTCGATGGCCTCGCCCGCTCAACGTACAACGCTGCCGTCATGGCCAGCCCGATCGTGGCTGGGCTCCATCATGTGATGATCGGTGCTTGGCGTCTGTCGAACTCGACCACGGCATTGAAGCCGATCATCGGCAAACTGATCACGGAAGTTTTTACCCAGGCGATCATCGATGACCTTGAGACGGTCGTGACAGAGACAGCGTCGGGTCACCTGCTTAACGATCCCATCGCCAGTGCCGGCCCCGCTGCAATCGCAATGCGCGACAAGCTGGCGACTGTGCCCGAGGCGGATCAGACGCTCGACGAACTGACGCTTCAGGCGATGACCCGCGATCTGATCAAGATGGCGCGTCACCACCTCTCGCCCGCGCTGCACGACGCGTTCCTACGCTGGTGCGAGACCAGCATCCTGTTCAACACCGAGACGAACAGCGACACCGACGACGAGATCAACGCGCAGGCTGCCCGTCACTACGATGCCCTCCACGCGTTGAGCGAGGTTGGGGCGGAGACGGTCTCCGACATATGCCTCAAGTCGTATGTCGCGATGGTGGAGTCGATTGACCGGGGCGGGGTGTTCGGTCCTATCGACCAAGCCAATCGCGAGGGCCTCTGCTTCGGCGAAACCAAGCTGGATGGCGGGTTCGCCAACGACATCCTGACGATGTCGCCGCTGACCCATTTGCTGAACAAGGTTGCGGCCAAAGCGTGGTGGATGTCTCGCCCGAGCAACAATTGGACGCAGAGCGTCGGCCTGCCGTTAGCGGCCCTGTTCGCTGAAGCCGCCAAACCCGCTGCGGTCTCGCTGTACGAATGGGACAAGGCTCACGCGGAATACGATCGGGCGACGGCAGCATTTCGTGATTGCCCCGAAGAACCAGAGGCCGAGTTCGACTGCGTGGTTTCCGCCAGTGCGGATGCCACTGTGCGACTGATGCTAACGCCGGCACCGACGCTGGCCGAGTTCCGCGTGAAGGTCGCGCTGCTGGCGGCAACCCGTGCTGACGAGCTGGGCAACGACGGAGACGTGATCGCTGCGGTTGCCGCCGACTCGCGCCGGCTGCTGCCCGAGCCGATGGCGGACGCACACGGGGCATGGGTGAAGGCGAAAGCCGATTGGCAGTCCGTTCGTCAGGACCTGACCTCAAAGGGGCTGTTTGACGAGCAGGTCGACGTGCTCGTCAAGCGTGAGATGGACGCGTTCTGCGCGCTATCAGAGCTTCCGCTCCGTGGTCTTGACGATGTGACCACGAGGTTGCGCGCCATGATCGACATGTTCAGCGACGTGCCGCCGGACCCGCTGACCAATCTGCTGGCAGATATGGCAAGTTTGGCGGCCGGTCGGCCTCACGGTGACGATCGGATCCTGCTCGACGCTTTTGCTGACCGCCGTCGCCAGTTCGTCGAGAACCGCGCTGTGATCCTGACGGCCGACGCCGAGAACGCTTACTTCGCCCGCCTCGACGGCAACGACGAGACGCTGTTGAACACTTCAGCGAACACCGTCGCTGGCGTGCTGGCCAAGCTGCGGGTCGCCTTCACTCAACTGGAGCCGAATGCCTGGTCGGATCAGGCGATCGGTGACCCGGCCGGCACCGAGTTCCGGGAAGGTCTGCCGATGGGTGACATGTACGTCCGGATGTTCTGGTCGGCGATCGAAGACCTCGCTCGCATCGGCAGCGTCAACCTGTCGGAGCAGGGCCGGTGACCTGCGCCTCCTGCCTGTTCTGGGACCGGTACGAGGGCGGTCCGCATAGCCTCAGCACGAAGATGGGTGACTGCCGCCGCCGGCCGCCGCTCATCAGCGAGACGCTCATGGCTCGGCGCATGCCGGGTGCGGGCATCGAACTGTCCGACGAGATGGAGCTCGACGTCTACGTCGCCAGCGCCTTCCCGGTCACGCACGAGACCAGCTGGTGCGGTGAGTATGGCACTCGCAATGAGGTGCCGCTGTGCTGAACGGCTGCACCCGCACCTGTGCCACCTGCACTTGGTGGTCCAACACGGAGCCGGCGCTGGGCACGGCGACCCGTCGTCCCCGCGGTGCCGATCCGGAGATCGGCATCTGCACCTTCTCGCCGCCAGTCGTAGTTGGCCTAGCCGGCCTGACGATGACGCGCTTTCCCGAAACGCACGCAAGCCGCGCCTGTGGCGAATGGTGCGATGAGGATCGTGGCGGACCGGATGATGGCGAACGCTTGGGGGATGGCGTCCAAGTCGCCGCCACGGTCATTCCATTTCGGAAGGCCGCGGGATGATGGCCGCGACCACTGCCGCTACGCCCTCTGTTCCGGACAGGCGGAACAGAGAGCTGCTGGATCGCTCGATCCTCGGGACCGACCTGACCATCGGCGGCGGGATCGTCACGTTCGCCGCCGCCCCGGTCATGTGGCTGGTCATCGCCCTCGTCTGGGCGGCGCTGCCGGCATGATGACGCTATTCACTCACCTGCCAATTGGCCTCGTCCAGCGCCGCCTTGGAGACGGTGCCGAGGTGGGCGGTAAAGGCCCGAAAAAGCGGGATCGTGAAGGTGACGAGAACCGGATCAGCATCCGGCTCCCGGAAGGTCAGAACGACGAACCGGGCGCCAGCCTCGTCGATCATGAGATCGGCGTCGATCGCGCCAGGGCCGCTCGGGCTGATGACTATCTCTGCCATGGTCCGTCAGCTCGGCTGAGCTTCGCTTTCGTCCTCATCGGTACCGCCTTCGGTCTTGGGGGTCGTGGTGTCGTCGGTCGTATCATCGACCACCACGGACTTAACCGACGTGTCGCCACCGTCATCGGCATCATTCTGGGTCGTATTGGGCATGTCGCTCTCCTCGTTGAAGGTGATCAACGTGTCAGCCGCCGTTCCGGAGCATGGGCGTGAGAGCGGCCACTTCCATCGATACAGCGTCGCGCGGATCGTCGGTGCGCGACCGGCGGATATGGACGTCGAAGGGGAAGCTGCGTGTCGAGGTGGTGCGAGACATCGCTGTTCGGCTCAAGGCAGGTGAACCCGGCCATGCGATCGCGCGCGCCGTCGGTATCCCGCAGGCGACGCTGTGGCAGACCATGAACCGCATTCAGAAGGCGCTTGCGATCAAACCGACGGCCGTGGTCTGGGCCGAGCAGCGCGAAGAAATCGCCCAGCGATATGAGGCGGGTGAGGATCTGGATCAGATCGCCGACGCGATGGGCCTGACGATGTCGGGCGTTCGGCAGCGCCTGCTCAAGATGCTGGGTCGCGCCACGCTGCCGCCGCTACCCCTGAACGAAACGGAATGCCTGGAAGTCGACCGTCGGCTACGCACCGGTGAGAGCATCGCGTCGGTCGCCCGTGCGATCGGCTGTTCCAACGAGGCCGTGAAGAAGAGGCTGACGCCGGAGATCGTTGCCTATCTCACGGCAGCGCAGCCTGCTTGTCCATGTGGCAAGCGCGCTGGCCATAGTGGCCAGTGTCTGGCGCACGGTCCCCAGGTCGATGCGCTTCGAGCGAAAATTGCGGCGGGCGAACTGGCCGCCGTGGCTGCTCGCGAACTGGGTATGAGCCTTGGAATGGCTTACTCGATCGGCAGGCCCTTCCTCGCCGAGCTGCGTGCGGCCGGACGGCGTTGCCCCTGCGGTGATGAGCTCGGTCACCTGCATCGCTGCGCTTCTTATCCAGACCGTGGCGGCAAGGTTCGATATGTCGGGCTCGAATCCCGTGTGATTGCATCGCTCGAAGCGGGGATGACCCGCGCCGCGATCGCGCGCGCGGAGAATGTCGCGGTGACCACGATCATTCGCATTGCGGCGCCGAAACTCGCCAGGGACGCGGCGGCAGGTGTCCGCTGCGGCTGTGGTAGGCCTGTTGATCACGCTGGTGGATGCACGGTTCGCACGGGCCGTCGTCGCAAGAAGCCGAGCCATGCCGGCTTGGCCCTCGACCTGACGGCCTATCAGCGCCGCAGGATTGCTTTCCATGCCCGGCGCGGTCGGTCCGATGCGGACATCGCCAGGCGAATTGGTGTCAGCGAAGCTGCCGTGCAGACCGTCGTGGCGGGCCTCGTATTGGTGGGGCAGACGATGGCGGGATGCCGCTGCGGCTTGCCCCGCAATCACGAACAGTCGTGCCGCGGTACCACGACGACGCCCAAGCCCATCGCCTTCAAGAGCGGATTGGCTCCGGCCACGCTCGCTGCGGTTCGTCGGATGTACCGGTCGGGCATGTCGATCCCGCAGATCGCCCAACGGTCGGACGTCTCGATAGGCGTCGTTCGCCGTCATGTCCGCTACTGGCTTTCCAACGATCTGAAGGTCCGGTCCTGTGAATGCGGACGACCCGCACGGCACGCCGGACGCTGCTCGGCCAACAACCCCCGGTCCCTTGACGCGCGCTGGCATCGCCATGTGCATGCCCTGATTCTGGAAGGCCGCACGACACGCGAGATCGCCGATCTCTATTCCCTGAGCTTTAGCTCGGTCCTGCCGCACACGCGCGCGGCGCGGGCTGAACTCGCCGCCGCCGGCCGTACCTGTGCATGCGGACGGCAGATCGGTCATTCCGGCGTGTGCTGGGCCACGCATGAGCCGGTCGAGCGGGCATCGCCGGTATCTGAAAAGACCGTCGCGAGGATCAAGGCGGCGCTAGTCGGCGGACAGCCAGACGAGAGGATCCGCAAGGAACTTGAGGTCTCCAACGCTGCGATCACGCGGGTGCGTCAGGGGTTGAGCAAGGATGAGCGTCGTCGGCGGGCCACCGCGCTGGCGCTGACCGATGCCAAGCTCTTCGAGCTCATTGAGCACGCGCTTCCCCGGCGCTTGTCCAAGGCCGATCGTGACGAGATCACGTCCGACCTGTTCTTCGGGGTTCGTACCGGCACCGTTGACGTCACCAACCTCAAGCGGGCGGCGATCCAGATACTGCAACGCGCTTTCTTCGCTGCGAAGCACGCGGCCCCAAGCCTCGATGAGACCCTGTTTGACGATGGCAGCCGAACGCTCGCCGACATGATCGAGGACACTACCGCCACAGCGCAGATCGACGAAATGAAACTAGGAGACGGATCATGACGACCACCGTGCAGGATGCCATCGAACACCCCGTCTACGGCCAGCCAGTCACGACGATCGCTGACCTCGATCAGCTCGATAGCGACGAGATGTACGAGGGCTTCCGGGATGGCTTCAAGGGCGAACCCGAGCCAGGCGGCAACCGGTCGCGGGCATACTGGCATGGGTGGCGCAACGGTGCCGTCGATGGCGGGCACCGTGAGAAGGATGAGGCACAGGCCGTCCTCGCCGCTGCGGTCTTCAAGCAGATGGGAGGACGAGAGTGACCTCAATCGCCGATCTGGCGCGCCGGCTCAGCCGCAAGGTGGAGACTGGCCGCGCCATTCGCCTCAGCCATGAGGATCTACAACTGCTCGTGAAGACGGGCGCGTACGGCGCGGTGCAGACCGCGGCGACCAAGGAGCTACATGACCGATGCCTGCAACGCGACGCGGCAAGCCCATCTATCAGCGCGGTGACTTCCGGCTCTACCGTCGTGCTGATCGGGCCAACCTCGAAATCGTCTGGTACGATGAGGAGCGAAAGCGCGAGCGAAGCGCTAGCGCAGGCACGAGCGATGACCGGCAGGCCCGGCTAGAGCTCGACCGGCTATACAATGAGGCGACTGGCCATCGGTACTGCCCAACGTGCGGGCGGGCCTACGAAGGCGACGCCTCGCCACTGCTGAGTCGAGCGATCACCGACTATCTGCTGAAGAGTGAGGAGAAGGCGGGATACAAGGCGACCCGCAGTCGGCTGGGCCATGTCATCGACTATCTGACCGCGACGGATCCGGGAATTACCTGCCCGCAGGTTACGCCCGAATGGGTCGACCGCTTCCGCGCGTGGCTCATGGCGCGGCCGATCCCGATCGGGAAGACGGGGAAGGTCCGCCAGCGCAGCCTCAGCCACGTCGAGGGTTGCGTCCTCCAGTTGGCGGCGGCGATCAACGACACGCCGGGGCAGTCGGCGCAGTTCAAGCCGATCCAAGCAAAAGACGTTGCCGCGTCGCCCCAGTATCGCGCTGACGTGCCCATGATTGCCGCCATGTTCCGCTATTGCCTCGAGCGGGACGGCACCGAGAAGGAGAAGGCGCGGCGGCTCAAGGATCGCAGCAGCCTGCTGGCCTATCTGCGAGCGGCCGTCGCGACCTGGGCGCGACCGGAGGAGATTTACGATCTGGGGCCGGGGCAGTGGTTCGCAGCGGCACAGGTCCTCAACCTCAACACACCCGGCCGGCGCCAGACCCGCAAATACCGCGGCACGATCCCGATCCCCCCGCAGTTCGCGCCGTTCCTCGACGGGCTGACCGGTCCATACCTACCGGCCGCACCGCGATCGTCATGGGACAAGATGCGCAACGCGATCGGCCTGCCGCTCGAACGGGGGCAGGCGGGATCGAAGCTGATTCGGCGATCAATGGCGACGCTGGTCCGCAGGCGCATCGGCGAGGCGAACTGGCGCCAGGGGGAGATGATGCTGGGCCACGTGAAGGCGAGTATCAGCGACATCTACGCCATCCCCGATCCGGCCAATCTGGGGCTGGCGCTGGCAGCCACGACGGCCATTATCGGAGAGATCGAAGGGCTGGTTTCAGGGGCGTTCTCATTACCTCACCGCACTTTTACCGCAGAGCCTGTCGAGGCGGACTAGCGATAATGGCGGAAAAGCGTGGAGCGGGTGAAGGGAATCGAACCCTCGTCGTAAGCTTGGGAAGCTTCTGCTCTACCATTGAGCTACACCCGCATATCAACGGCTTAGCGCTGATCTGACCACCCGCGGGGCTCCGGTTTACAATCCCGGTTTACACTCCGCGTGCGATACGACGGCCCAGTGCCACGTTTCTGGCGGCGTCGTCAACGTAGATACGGCGTATCCGCTCGACCTCTGCGGGGGACCAGCCCATGATGCTCGTGATTTCCTCGTTGCCGAGGTCGGTGGTGGTCATCAACCGGGTCGCGAAAATGCCGCGCACATCTTGGAGGTGCTTGCGACGGGCAACGGGCGGACCACGTCGCCGGTGTTCACGACACCGCTGGCTTCGCCACGCTGGTGCTGCGATGATCCGCACGTTCCGGGCGCGCTCGCCGCCGGGTGAAGCCTCAGCCTAGCTACCTAACCAACACCACCATCGGGCCTGCCACGCCGGGACGCGTCCCGGCGAACGACGACGCACGTCCTCGTGCTTTGCGAGCCAGCCGCTCGGAACATGCTGGTGGGCGAGAATGGGCCTTTTAGAAAGGCAGCAGGGAAGGTCGACGCGTCACGACCTCGACGCGGGAAGGCCCACCCGGCATCGGTACGCGAAGAGTGATCGTGCTTCCGGCCGCGGCGGCTTTCGTGTTCGAAAAGGGGCTGAGTTGTGCATCCACGCGCCGCTCCGCACCGGGTGCTAGGTCCAGTTGTCCGGTAGCGTTGCCGTTGCCATCCCGCTGAAGCAAAGCGACGGCATCGTCATTGTCGGCGCGCGCGTCCAAAAGATCGGTATCGGATATGTCGGCAGCCGACATGATCACCGCTTCTCCTGCCGGCCCTGTCATTCCCAGCGTAGCGAGGTTGATGCGGGCGGCAGTGGGGCCGCGGTTTGCGTAGATGAGCATGACTGATTGCCCGCCTGTGTCGGACCAGCGGGCAGTGATCCGGGCCGACACGGTGCCGGCCTGGATTGTGGCCACGCGGTTACCGTCCGCGTCCTTGGACACTGTGATACCCGGCGCCTCTACCGGTTCCAGCGGACCGCCTGTGCTGCGGCTGCACGCAGCGAGGAGAAGAGCGGTTGCTGCCAGTGCGCGGATCAT